CGGATGAAGTAAGCCAGATATTTTCATCATAGTGAGAAGATAAGCCAACTCTGGAATCAGGTACAAAATTAAGAAAGCAAGAAATAGGTAGTCCACGAGTAGTTCCTCCATTACTCAGTATGGGAGTGCTAAACATAAACCAGAGATTACTAGAGTAATCGTAAAGCCTCTGAGCTAGCTTGTAGTCTACTGTACCCTTATAGGTAGCTGCATACACAGAAGCCCTAGCAAAAGCCTCCTGAGCGTGTGTCTCGTCGTTCCAGAGGTATCTGTCCTTCAGAGTGCTCAGAGAGAAATCATTTAGATACTCCTCCCGGTCATAGTTTATGCTGATGCCCAAGTAATCTTGGACACCAGTTTTAGTTTCGCTTAACACTTGTTATCTGTCTCCTCGTTGCACTTCCTGTTCTATCTCCTCATCGATGAGCTTGTCGAGATAGAACCTAGCTTTACGTAAATCCTCTACAGGCTTTTTCTTGTACTTGTACCTGTGGATATATTTTAGCACAGATCCCTCACAATACGCAACAAATTTATCACCTAATTGCTGTCGAATGTAGTCGATAGCTTCGATGCCACCCTTGTTGTAATGCTCTGGTCTGTTCACTGCGTCCCATTCCTGTGGGCCAGCTTCATCAATACTCCTCATTGTACGTGTCATCCTGTAGTTCCTCCTCGAAAGATTCCAAGCGATTAATTAGTTTATCCTCGAACCTGTCTAACAACTCTGTGCTGGACAGGTCCAAAGCCTCTACGAGATCTTCCGGGTCATATCGCTGTAGCAATCTTTCCTTGATCTCCTCCATTGTAAGATTAGGCTGACACATACTGCACCAACTCATCTATCTGGCCTATTGTAAAAAACCTAAAGTTTTCTTTTTCGCACCATTGTCCCATTGTCATCTTTGCACCTTTCCTTATCTTTTTGTTGGGATCAGACAAAAGAAAAATTAACTCCTTGTCGATGCTGTCCCGGATAGCTTTGTACTTCATCGTATCACCGGCTCGAAAGAACCCCTTACATTCTATCATAATACCAGTAGCTTTGTGAACAAAATCTGGCTTGTATTTACGATACATTGTGTACGGTACATCAAACGGTTCATACGAAAACTTTCTCTTAGGCAGTATCTTAGCAAACGTAGCCTCTAAGCCTGACCTATACTGGTTCTTATAACCCTTGGATTTCAGGTACTTTCGGCTCATTTTTTACCTCTACTAAGAATTTTGGACCGTAAGCGTAAGAGAATACGCGCAGCTGGGGATAGCACGAAAACTTGAAATGACAGTAAGAACATCCTACGTCTAACTTTTGGTTCCCACTCTTTCCATCTGGTACAGGCTCGTAGCAATGCTCTGGCGGTGCTGGAGCCTTTACGAGCTTTTTTACGTGGCGTATCCTTTCTACTATGTCTTCCTTCAAGACTTCGTATACAGGAGCTTGTGTGTCCTCCAAGTCGTACTGTAGGTACGTTAAGTGACCATTCTGTTTATCCATGGCTAACCAGCCAAACTTAGTCTCACCCTCAGAATGAGCGTAGGCTTTTATTTGATCTATATAACCAAAAGGATCATCAAAAGCCAGCGTTGCGTTTTTAAACTTCTTAAATCCATAACTACTAGCTGATTTTACGTCAGTCACTACTCCATCTATTTTACAGTCCATATGTCCCTTAATGCCTTCGATCTCACATTCTTTCTGTTCATCCGTAACGGAGTGACCAGAGAGTCTAGTGAGAAACAAAAGCATCTCCTCTATCAAGTGTCCATACAGAAACTTGACTAAGGTATGGGGTTGCATAGGCTCTTTCGGGCCTACGTTGTTGTAATGATTCCAGAGGTATCTATCGTCTTTACCTATGTTGGACATACGTAGTTTACGTCCATCAAAGGATCCTCGATTGACAAACTCTTTTCTCATTAGATCTTTGACAGCCTCACCAAATTTCTCGATCTCAGCATCAGCGTCTACTGCCTTGTCTATCCTCTTAGTTTTGACTAAGGCGTATATGTCGTCTACTACTGTATGTACTGTCTTAGTGTGTTTCGGCCCAAGAGCGTCCATAGCTGTATTCTCCAGTTAGTGGGCAACGAAGATCGAAGGCGAGACCAGCAGCTTCCAAACAAGAAACTGCCAGCCTACCAAACTTCTCCTCCTGCCCCTGTTTCACTTCAGTCTGCACCTCATCGTGGACATTACCTACAAAGTGGTAGTCAAGCTTCCAGCGTTGTGCATAGTCATCTAGGATGACCAACGCTTTCTTCATAACTATTGCCCCAGCACCCTGCAACAATGTGTTGAGGGCAGAGTGTTCACTACGGATATGCAGTAGTCTACCGTCCAAACCTTTTAGCTGTCCTCTTCGAGCTTTTGACGATACTCTGAGTTTAAGATCTGCAAATGATGGGAGATTAGACATAAATCGTTGTCTAAGTTCTGCACCATCTCCAGCATCTCCTCCAACCACTGTCCCAAGCTTTCCATCTCCTGCCCCATAGAGGAGGGCATAGATGAAAGTCTTAGCCTGATCTCTTCGTTCAAGCCCTGCAAGCTTTTGATTAGCGGTGTGAATGTCTCCGTTGAGTATCTCATTTGTGTAGTCCTTATCGTCCATGTAATGCGCTAGCATACGTAACTCAAGACCACTAGCGTCGAATCCAACTAAAGATTTACCTTCAGGCACTGTCCAACACTCTCTACATTCTTTACCGTATGCAGAGTACGTGGAGGGCGTCTGGGCCAAATTTGGTTTGGAATGTGTCATTCTCCCGGTCACGGCACCATTGCTGTTTACGTAACCATGAACACGTCCATCCTCATCGTCCACAGAATCCAACCAAGTGTAGACCTGTGCCATGCGCTTTTGGACTAGCAAGTATTCCGATATTAGTTTGGCCTCAGGGATGTCCGTTATCTTAGATAAGACAGACTCATCCACTACAGGTTGTCCAGTGTCGGTAAACTTTCTAGGTTTCCATCCGCACATCTTCAAGCGTTGTCCTATCTGCTGCCGGGAACCCGGATTGAAGCAAGTGTATTCCACCATGCTAAACGTCCCGGAAACTTCAGTCCAATGCTCACCAAATGGTCTTAATCCTATCTTAGATAAAGACCCATCCTTCTTAAGCCTAGGCGTAACCTCTTCAACAAAGGTCGGTATAGGCTGAAAGCTTTTCTGTAAAGCCTGTTCAATTTCATATTTTTTTTCCTTTAGCAGAGCTAATAAATTGTGTGTTTTCTTGAGGTCCAGTAACCATCCGTATTTTATCTGTCTATCGATGATACGCTGTACCTCGTGTTCTAGTTCGATGGACTCCATGTCAAAGTCCTCCATCGATTCTCTTAGATAGTAGAAAGCCTGTTCCGTTACCTCCACGTCACGTATGCAGTACTCCTCCATCTCAGGTGATAGTTTAGTCCAATCTGTGTGATCACCCTTAGGAAACCCTAGGATCTTACCCCAGTTTCTGAGGCTGTGGCCCTTGTCTCTTTGTGGGTTGTCAAGTCTTGACATTACCAAAGTATCTACAATCCTACTTTTGTCTATGTCTATGTCCCATAATCTTTTCAAAACTGGAGCATCGTAGCCAATCATATTGTGGCCTACCACACTCTCGTCATTGTCAAGTGTTTTCTTCAGGGACTCAGCATCGTAGTGCTTCAGTACAACACCGCTTTGCTTAGTTACAGCTAGCCAAATCACGTCAGGATTGAGACCATTTGTCTCTATATCTAGGAATATAGGATCTTTAGAAATCACTGTCTAAATCCTTAGGCGGTGCTACTTCACCCATCCTGCCAGTAAATTTATCGTACTTCAGGTAACAGGCTGGACCTGTAAGACCGGCATAACGATTCTTGAGTACACGCACTGTCGTTGTGTTGCGTCTATCTTCATCCTCGTCCTGCTGGTTACGCTCCAAGCCTATAACCATGTCGGACAGCTGTGCAATGGCCTGTGAGCCTCGTAGCTCACTGAGGCTAATCTTACCTCCATCTTCATGTGGTTTGCCTGTGGTACGCTTTAGGTGAGACACTAGGAACAGGCCAATACCCAACTCCTGCACCAGTGTTCTCAGGTTAGTCATAATAGCGTCTATGGCTTTACGCTCGTCGTTGTTCTCCTGTGCAGACACAACGATACTCAAGTGGTCCAGTATGATCCACTTACAGTCCAGAGCCTTAGCCATGTGTCGGACTCTCGCTAGGAGCTTGTCTTCACTAGTGCTGCCCCAATGGTCAAACATGAAGTATCGACCTGTGCCTAGCGTCTTCTCCCAGTAAGGGAAAGCAGAATCCGGGTCAAGATCTTCCTCCAAGTGCAATGGGCAGTCAGCAGCTATCGACATTACTCCTAGCGCAGTCCTAGCTATATCCTCTTCGAGAGCTAGAATACCTATGTTGTCTTCAGTGGCATTTAGTAGGTAGTACTCTAGCTCCCTAACGATTTGACTTTTACCCATCCCGGAGCCACTCGTAATGGTTACTAGCTCGTATGGTCTAAAGCCTTTCGTTATCTCTGTTAGTCCGTTCCATGGATACGGAATAGACTTCACACTCATTTTGTTGATTATGGAATCCCAAGTGTCTGCACCTGCAATGATACCGTCAGGCTGATATACTTTAGAATCCCACCAAGTGCTTTGAAACTCTCTCTGTCTGTTAGCTAATAACATCTCGTTAGCGTCTTTTAGAGGCAGTCTACATATACGCACTTTGTTAGGACTAAACACGTCCTTCACTGCATCTATGGCAGTCTCACCGGCTTTGTCGTTATCAAAACACAGAACAATGTTGTCGTAGCCTTCTAGGAATTCTAGCTGCTCTTTTACCTCCTTAGCTGCTGCGCTAGCTCCACTACGTAGGCTCACAACGTCCCACTTTCTGTCGAACATCTCACTGATTGAGAGTGCATCTATCTCACCCTCACACACTGTTATATATTTGCCTCGACCTCTACAAGTATTCTGTCCAAAAAGGCCAGCACCCTCAAACGTGCCAGTGACTAGAAAGTTTTTATTGTCCACTAGCCGTACCTTACTACCTAGCAACGAATCGCTGTCGGTAGCGTAGTACGGATAGTGATGTTTCGATACCTTACCGTCAGTGCCAAACTCTACAGTTACGCCAAACTTCTCACAGGTTTGTTTAGATATTCTTCTGTCGGGTATGTCTGCACACACTCCTCGCATATCTGTTTTCCTCCTAGTCGATAGTTGCACAACTTCTCCTGTGGCTTTCTCAAAGTGGTTACACCCAGCAGCGAAACAATACGCTGACCCGTCATCGTAACGGGCCAACGCATCGCTAGAGCCACACGAGGGGCAAGGCTCGTGTTTAACGAACTTCGCTTTACTAAAGCTCGTCATCTACGTTTGAGTCTTCAGCTACTTCTAGGACTCGAATCGCGTTTAGGTACGTGGGTGTACCGTGTACAGGATGGGCATCTCCAGTTTTGTAGCTCAGTTTGATCTTAGAGCCTCTAGGAATCTCACCTATGAACGGATTGCCATCTTTGTCTATGACCTTTACACGAAACTTACTAGCAAACTTTCGTTGTGCTGTTCCTTCGTAGTCTCTGAGCTTTACACCCTGCCCAGCTAGCATCTCAGCGTTTTCATCGTCCAGCGTACCAACTACACTGTAACGTCCTGTATCCTGCCCCATGTAGGACTCAGTAGTTTCCAAATTAGAAAACGCAACCTGCATATAAGCAATCGACATAATGTCTTACCTCTTTCAGTTAGTTAAAAATAAAATAGAAAGCTTTCTCTCTATATGTATATTATACACGATTCAGCGAAAAGCACAACCTATATAATATAGGCTGGCTCCATCGCGTAGTCTGTGTATGCCTGTAGTGTGTCGTCATCGCTGTACTTCGCCATGTTACTCTGGTGAAAACAATGACTACACAAGTCTATGAACTCTCCCGTAGCCTTTTCTTTACGTGCTAGCTCAAAGTCTTCTAGTATCGTGTTGCAAGCTTTACATCTCATCTTATCGCCTCCTAATGCTTTTCTTTTGATGGTGGTGTTTTGAAGATTGACAGATACAGCTCCATCAGCTCGTCGTCCGTTTGTTTTTCCAGTGAGTTATTTATAGATGATGAGATCATCCCTAACGCTTCACTGAGTGTTACAGCGTTTAGCTCGTGGTCGTGAATCTCTGTGATCATTGTTTCACGTAATGAGTCTCTGATTAGTTTTAGATTGTCCACTAAATATATTCCTCCGCATAATCCCATATGCATCTATCGGCCTGTTCTTCGTTGAATGCGTCACATTCTTTACAGTAGTAGCCCTTGTAGATCGGCGGTAGATCTCTGTCAGACTTGTCTGCTACTGACTCGTGCCAGTGTTCAGAGAATCCCTCACACTCTCTACAGTAGAGCTCTGTGTATTTTTCTACATCCATTTGATTAATACCTCCATTGCATACATTACAGCACATAGTGTACTGAGTGTGACGTAGAATACAAGCGT